TAACTTAGATGAATCCTTTAATGAGACAATCAAATCTAGATATCGCGACGAGTTTACATATGCAAGCTTCTCTGAAGGTGAGAAACAACGTATTGACTTAAGCCTTCTGTTTACCTGGCGTCAGATCGCAAAGATGAAGAACTCTGCTAATACAAACCTATTGATCTTAGATGAAACATTCGACTCATCGTTGGATACAGACGGCATCGACAACCTTATGAAGATCCTCGGGTCTGTACAAGATACTAATGTGTTTGTCATCTCACATAAAGGAGATGTGCTTGATTCTAAGTTCAGAAACAAGATTGAATTTGTTAAAGAAAGAAACTTTTCAAGGATTAAATGATGGAATTAAATTATAAACTTATACCGTACGACGATCCGCTTTTGACTAAGCGATTAGAATATAGTGAGGTAGAAGATAAACCTAAGTTTGCTGAACAACTAGTTAATGCATGTAAGTTTTTTAAAGGCATAGGTCTTTCAGCAAATCAAGTTGGAATTGATAACAGGATTTTCTGTATTACATTTAATGATTTCTCTGAAACCTTCTTTGATCCAAAGATTGTTGAATATTCTAAAGAAGAAACTTTATTCGACGAAGGGTGTCTATCTCAACCAGGAGTTTTCATTAATTTAAAACGACCTAAGTCAGTAAAGATTGAATATACTAATCAAGAAGGTGAACGCATCACTGCAGAGTTTGGTGGTATCACAGCACGCATTATTCAACACGAATATGATCACATGGAAGGCACAAACTTCTTAGAAAAAGCTTCTCCTCTTAAACGAGCTTTGGCATTAAAACATGCTAAGCGAAAAAAAGGCTATTAAAATCAATGACTTACGGGGCCTATGTACTGCAGGATATTATTATGGTATAATATATCCATATTCAGTAATAAATAACATGTAAAAGGTGTCCAATGCCAGTCGAAAATATAGCAATAAATTTCAATCAGCAGTCTACGCTAGCTAAACTCTTAGCTAAAGAAAACATCAACGTTATTCACGGGTCTTATAAGACCGCATGGTTCGATCCTAAAAATCGTGTCTTAGCTTTACCAGTTTGGAAAAATAAAGGTAAAGCTGTCTATGATCTACTTACAGGTCACGAAGTTGGCCACGCGCTTTATACACCATCAGTTGGTTGGCACGATGCCGTCGACGATGTTGATGGTGCACCTAAAGCATATCTCAATGTGTTAGAAGACGTACGTATTGAACGCAAAGTTCAAGACAAGTATCCTGGTCTTCGTTCGCAATTCCAAAAGGCATATAAACAATTATCTGCAGAGGATTTCTTTGGATTAGAATCTCAAGGAATTGACGTTGACAGTATTCGTGTCATCGATAAAATCAACCTTAAATCTAAACTTGGTCCAAATATAGAAGTTCAGTTCGATGCTATCGAGCGTGGATTTTATAATGCATCTTTTAAGACTGAAACATTCGAAGAAGTCGTCAAGCTTGCTAAAGACATCTATGCATACCAAAAAGCTTTAGAAGAGACTGCTCCAAGAGAATCAAAACAAACTATGGTCACACAATCTCTTGATGATCTTCAAGAGGATGATGGTAGCACTAGCGAAAATGACTATGAAAAACCAGATCAAAGTGCTGCTGATGGAGAACCTGAAGAACCCGAAGAAACTGAAGAAGACAAGAAAGGTCAAACTGGTAAAGGTCGCGACGGAGAAAAAGAAGAATTATCTGAAGACGATATTACTAAAGGACCATCTGAAAAGTCCACTCAAGATGAACAACCAGCTTCCGCAGAATCTTTGACAGACAAAGCTTTTAGAGATCGTGAAAAAGAATTGGTAGTTGCAGACATGCAAGAAAATGTTTTCACTATCAATAAGGTTCGTCAACCAAACATAGTGATCGACTACAAAGATTATTATGCAGAATGGGAAAAGCACCTTCGCTTTGAAAATCCAGATCAAGATCATTTGATCTCGCGCATTGCTGAGCAGAAAGATCTACTAAAAGATAAGTATCGCAAATTTAAAAACGAGACTGAAATGGCTGCAGCATATATGGCTAAAGAATTCGAACTTCGTAAAGCTGCATTCCAGTATTCTAGGTCTAAACTAGAAAAAACCGGTGTCATCAATACAAATAAGTTGCATGCATACAAGTATTCAGAAGACATATTCTTAAAATCTACAAAGCTTGCAAATTATAAGAATCATGGTATGATGATGTTCATCGACTTTAGTGGTTCTATGCAAGAAAATTTAGGACCAACTATTCGTCAGCTGCTGAACTTAACTCTATTCTGTCGTATGGTTCAAATACCATATGAAGTGTATGCATTTACAACCCGTGTACGTGACGATGCAGATGATCGCAATCAAAAATGGGAAGAATTCTCAGATAACGAAATCGTTCCAGAAAAATTCAACTTGCTAAATCTAATGTCTTCACGTATGACTCGTGCAGAATATAATAAAGCACAAGAGATGTTATGGACATTATCTCAAGCTTGGGACGGCAATATTTCACAATGGTATATTAATTCGTGGAATCAACTCCATAGCACGCCATTGAATACATGTATTGTTGTTGCTAACGATATGATTAAAAAATATAAGCTTCAACACAACATTGAAAATATGACTGCTATGTTTTTGTCTGACGGCGAATCTGATAACTTCCAAGTTCGTATGACAGAGGAAGGTGAGAAGCACAGAACGCAAGCAACTGGATATTACTATCGTTCGAGAAAGTGTTATGTTAGAATAGACGGCAAGACCTTAGAATTGGAATCAGCTGTAGGTAGTGCTATGACTGAAGGCCTATTAAAGTTCTTAAAAGAATCTACTAATAGTAATGTGCTAGGTTTCTTTATCTCGCAATATCGTAATCAAGCAATCAATAAAGTGTTACACGAAGTTGGATCTGCAAACTATATTAAGAATAAAGAAAAATATACCACGCAGATGACTAAGAATCGTGCTATCATTGAAGACAAGATCTTTGGCTATGATCGTTATTTTGGTCTATGTACAAAATATATGGACATCGTTGAAGATGAGTTTGGAGAGCTTGTGGAAGACGGAGCAAGCAAAGGCAAGATTAAGACAGCATTTGCAAAGATGACAAAGGCTAAGCGAGTTAATCGTGTATTATTGAATGCTTTCGTAGACTCTATTGCATAGGGCCTATGTACTGCAGGATATTTTTATGGTATAATATACCTATATTATGTAGTTTTATCATGTTAAAAGTGAAAGGTGTCCAGTATGAAATCAGAAATTAAACAAGCATTTGTAAAAACCTTAGGCGACAAGTTTCCAGGTCGTTCAGTGTTTGATGTACAAGAATTAGTAGACCACGCTCGTGATATGGGATTGGGATATCCTAATTTTATCACAAAGCCAGAAAATCGAGTAGGTCGAGGTCGTTATCAAGTGGCAATGTTGGCGACAGTAGTGCCTCTTAAAAAACCAGAAGTTGAAGTGCAAGCAGCAGATCAACCAACTGAAAAAATTACACAGAAAGTATTTCAACAAGTGCAAATCGAAGTACCAGAAAAAGACTCAATGTATGTTTCATGGGGATTCTTCCGTGATGTAAAACAAATCATTGAATCAAATGCATTCTATCCTCTATTCATCTCAGGTCTCTCTGGTAACGGTAAGACTATGATGGTTGAACAAGCATGTGCACAATCTAAGCGTAAGTATGTACGCGTAAACATTACAGAAGAGACTGACGAAGATGACCTAATCGGTGGTTTCCGTTTAGTCAACGGCGAGACTGTATGGTGTGACGGTCCTGTACCGCAAGCAATGAAACAAGGTGCGATCTGTTTAATTGACGAGATCGATCGTGGATCCAATAAGCTTATGTGTTTGCAAGCCATATTAGAAGGCAAGCCACTATACATTAAGAAAACTGGTGTAGTAATTAAACCTGCAGACGGTTTTAATGTCATCGCAACGGCCAATACTAAAGGTCGTGGTTCTGAAGACGGTCGTTTTACAGGTGCTCGTATCCTTGACGAAGCTTTCCTCGAAAGGTTTGTTGCAACACTAGAGCAACCATATCCTTCTATTGCAGTAGAAAAGAAAATTATCTTAAATGCGATGGAGACTTATGGCAAACTTGATGGAGAATTTGCAGATAACCTTACAACTTGGGCAGATATTATTCGTCAAACATATAAAGACGGTGGTGTAGACGATCTGATCTCTACACGTCGCTTAGTGCATATTGCACGTAGTTATGGTATTTTTGCAGACCGTGCTAAAGCAATTGAATTGTGTATCTCTCGTTTCGACGAAGACACTAAAGTAGCTTTCTTAGATCTATACACTAAAGTAGATTCTAAGGCAATCGTAGCACCGCCTGTAGGAGAAACAGTTGTTGAGAACGTTCAACCTCAGCAACTATAAGAACACCTTCGGAAAGGATTTCACGCTCCCTTTCCGGTCAATAGGTGAATTTGAGTGTGTATATTATGGAGCTTTAATAATGAAGAGCAAACAAAGCCGTCTTTTAGCGGCATTTCAAAAAGGCCAAAATTTTACGGCCGGTCAAATCGGTTCTCGATTTGGCATCAAGAACGTAACTGCTACTGTTAGCAACTTGCGTTCACAAGGTTTTTGCATCTATGCAAATAAAACCAATGGCATGACAACTTATCGTTTAGGTACACCTACACGTTCAGTTATTGCTGCTGGTATTCGTGCCCTCCGCGGAACGATTTAACCTTGTTGCCTAATATTGTTTAGGCATTTTGAAGAGAGAGGGGAGATTGGACACCGACCCTCTCTTCTTCATTTCTTATTTTAGGATTATATTATGGATATTTGGAAAAACATTGTAAACCAGATTGCTGGTTATTCACCGACAAAATTAACTCTACGTGAGAAATTTAAATTATGGCTAGCAAGGAAGATCTAAAGTGACAGATAAAAAATCTACATTAGAACAATTGCAAGATATTTGGGATAGACAAAGATCGGCACAAGATTTAGTAAAGCAGTCACAGACTGCTACGACAGGCGGTAGAAAGTTTGATGGTGACAAAGCTCAATATGGTTTGTTACCACCTTTGGCATTAAGAGCCACTGCAGAGATTTTAACATTTGGCGCAGAGAAGTATGAGCCAGATAATTGGAAGTATGTACCAGATTCTAAACGTAGGTATTTCGATGCATTACAACGACATGTTTGGGCATGGAAAGAAGGCGAACAAAATGATCCAGAATCAGGTAAGAATCACTTAGCACATGCTTTATGTTGTCTCATGTTTTTATATGAGCATGACGTAAAATATAGTGTACAAGATGAGAAAAATGTGGTATAATTATATTATTAATCGTGAGGAATCAATATGAAGTTATCTAAAGAAACGATTGCAATTCTTAAGAATTTTGCAACCATTCAACCAAATCTTATGTTCAAAGCGGGAAGCGAACTTAAGACCATTGCTGAAGCTAAAAATATCGTAGCTAAAGCAACAATCACCGAACAAATCCCGCAAGATTTCGGCATCTATGATGTGAACGATTTCTTGTCATCACTATCATTATTCAATGATCCAACATTTAACTTCTCTGATGATGGCAAATCAGCATACATAGAAGAAGGTAAATCATCGATGACTTACTTCTTCTCAGACGAAGCTTCATTGACATTCCCACAAAAAGACGTTTCGATGCCTGCAACTGATGCATCATTTGTGTTGACAGATGCTACGTTAAGCTCATTGAAACGTGCAACATCCCTACTGTCTGTATCAACAGTTGCTGTTGAAGATGCTGGTAGCGGTATGGTAATCAGAGTTAAGGATGCTAAGAATAATACATCTAACTCATATGGTACTGAGGTGGAAGGTTCCAACGGTAATCACAAATTTAAATTCCACTTCGATATCAGTAATTTTAAGATTTTACCTGGTGATTATGATGTATCCATCTCAGGTAAATTAATCTCCCATTTCAAACACAAGACATTACCTATTGAGTATTGGATTGCACTTGAAAAATCATCAACTTACGAGGCATAATTATGAAATTAACTGACTTACAATTAGTAGTACAAATCATCGATCTAGCATCTGAAAAGGGTGTATTCAAAGGTGCTGACCTTAAGACAGTCGGCGAAGTACGTGAACGCATTATTGAGTTTGTAAAAGCAAACGCTCAACCAGTTGAAAGTAACCAACAAGCAGCAGAAGGAGCAGCAACAAATGAGCCTAACACAGAGACTAAGTAATCCATCAGATCGTAAAGCAGTATATGATGCGATCGTAGAAATCTCTAATTCTATGACACGCATGGAAGCTGAACGTGATTTGATTCGCGAAACTTTAAAGGATGTAGCAACTAAGTATGAGTTACCACAAAAGTATACTCGTACACTTGCTAAGATCTACCACAAACAAAACTTTAATGAGTTTAAAGCTGAGCAATCCGAAGTAGAAGATCTATACGAATCTATCAGCGCTTAATTGTTGTACTATTATATTATGGAGTTTTTGAATGCAAGATCAATTTTTATGGGTAGAAAAGTATCGTCCTAAAACGATCGAACAATGTATCCTTCCAAAGGCTCTTAAGGACACATTTCAAACCATAGTCAAGAACGGTGAATTGCCAAACCTCATGTTCTCTGGAACTGCAGGTCTTGGCAAAACCACTGTAGCACGTGCCTTATGTGAACAACTTGGCATTGACTATATCATCATCAACGGATCTGAAGAAGGTAACATCGACACCCTTCGCACCAAGATTCGTCAGTTTGCATCAACAGTATCACTACAAGGCGGTTATAAGTGTGTGATCCTAGACGAGGCAGACTATCTCAATCCACAGTCAACTCAACCAGCTCTTCGCGGATTCATTGAAGAGTTTGCTGATAACTGTCGGTTCATCCTCACATGTAACTTTAAGAACCGTATCATCGAACCACTCCATTCTCGTTGTGGTGTTATTGACTTTAAGTTTGATAAGAAGCAGCTAGCTGGTCTATGTGGTCAATTCTTAACACGCCTTAAAGAGATCCTTACAACAGAAAGTGTAACATTTGAAGAAGCTACACTAGCCGAACTAATCATGAAGCATGCTCCAGATTGGAGACGTGTCCTTAATGAAGCTCAACGTTATTCTGTTGGTGGTACCATCGATGCAGGTATCTTAGTTACTCTAAACGACAAGTCTATTAAAGATTTGATGGAAGCACTTAAAGCTAAGAACTTTAAAGGTATGCGCGAATGGGTTGTCAACAATATTGATACAGAACCACACGCAATCTTCCGTAAAGTTTATGATGTTCTTAGCGATCACCTCCAACCTCAATCAATTCCACAAGTAATTCTTATACTTGCTGATTATCAATATAAGAATGCGTTTGTAGCGGACCATGAACTTAATGTTGTCGCATGTATGACTGAAGTTATGGCTACGGCGGAGTGGAAATAATGTTGGCTAAAATATATCCTAATGAAGAGTTTTGGTTTGTAGAATATATAGATGACGACACAGATAAAGCTCCAGCTACTGGTGTTTTTATAGATTTACAAGAAGCAAGACAATCAGCAATTGAGTGGTGCAAAGGAGTTGTAGAAAATGTGGCGATTATGGGCAAAAGCAATCGGTAGTAAAGGGAGTTCTAATAATTCCGAAGCCGATAAAATAGCTATTATTAGAACACTTATCCTTTGTAGCTATGTCATAACAAATATTTTTATTATTGCGGGCGTTA